TCCTTAAGCGGGAAGATATTTATCAGCGCGGCTGTTGGCCGCTACTTTGTTTTTGCCTGTGGTCTTACCCCGTGCACGTTGTACACGATCCATCATGGCGTAGAGTTTCTTAGCGCCTGCCTCTGTTGAGCCGTTGCCCAACTCAGACACGATGCGTGCAGGGATTACAAACTCACCATCGGCAAGGCGTGCGGGCTGTTGCTTGCGCCCAATCGTTGCAGGGATGCTGTCAGACACACCGTCTCCGGGGCCTTTGAGTAAGCGGCCACCATCAGAGTAGGAACCCAAAGAGCCAAGACCGCCACCCATGGCGTAGCCGGGCATACGGTGAACAGACCCCCCATGGGCAAAGTCCCCCGGGGCTGCCGCTGACGTAGACGCAGGGCCACCGGCACCACCAACACCTCCGGGGCCGGAACCACCGCCACCTCCACCGCCATCACTAGCATCACCGCCACCGCTTGCATTAGCAGCATCAGCCAAAGCTGCGGCAGTTGTGTAGCCTTCATAATCGCCAGTGAATGGACGCCCGCCTGCTTTGCCGTACATCAAATAGTGCTCGTAGCCAGACTTAAACAGGGTAGGCTGACCTGATACGGACTTGCCGGTTCTTATCTCTTCTGCAACATCAGGATTGGCCGCAAGGTATGCTTTTTCATCAAAGTAAGATTGCGGGTTACCGGGTACTCCTACAACCGTTGTGGTTTTGTTTGTTGTTTTAGATCCCAGTCTTGGAATCTTTCTACCCAACACAGCTTCGTCGTACCGCGCCATCACAGGTCTATCTCTTGTTTCTGCTTTACGCTGTGTTAAATTTTTACCCTTGCCCATGAGATAGTTGTATGCGTCCAACGAGTCGTCAGTCTGTTTGTTATACAGCGCATTATGTTCAGCCGGAGTTTTAGGCACTGCGGCTTTGTATCCCAAACTACCGCCACCCTTGGTGTAGGCGTTACTAACTTCTTCTATGCCGGAGAAACCGCCAGCGGGACGGTACGGAATATTTGGGTGTACAGTAACTGTGCCGTCTTTATTGGTCGTAATGTCGCCGGGGTTAGTTGCGTTGCCGTAGAAGCCTCCGGGAATCACGCTTGTAAACGGATCTGGTGTTGGGTTTACAACAGGAGGCAGTACTACAGGAGGTTCGGGCAGCGGTGGTGGCTGTGGTGGTGGAGGCTTTGTTACCGTATCGGGGAACAACTCTTTTAACGTTTTGCCTGTAGCACGCATGATGTCGGCTTCGTTGATGCCGTACTTATTCATTTCTGTCAATGCTTGTTCTCTGGCATTTTGGCCTGTCAACTTGCCTTGGCTTATTAAATCTTGCATACCGCTACTAATGTAGTTGATGTTACTGCTCAGACCTTTTAGGCCGCCATAAGTCTCTTCAGCGTTAAGCGGGGAACCAATGTCTGCATGAGTAAGCGCGTACTGAGCAGCGGCAGAAAGACCTGAGTTGGCCAAAGCTGTTTGTAGAGGTTGCGTCAAACCGATACCTGCCGTATTAGCGCCGGAGATAAACTGCTCTGTTGTTGTCGTTGGAGTAGCCGCAGTATTCACGTAGTCACTGGCTTTAATCAATGCATTTTGCGTAGAAGTTGCATTATTCATTGATTGGTTAATCAACTCTGGAACTTTAGCTTGTTGTGCTTGATTCCAGTTATACGCATTTAGTGCATTGTTTTGCGCATCTCGTGCGGCGGCGGCAGCTTCCCAACTACCTGTCTTTTGGTACAGAGCCTCATCACTTAACATAGCTGGGGGCGTGCCGCCTGCCATACGCACAACATCGCCACCACCAGCCAAAGCCACAATACCGCCCGAAGCCATAGGAGTTGCTTGTTGTTGCGGGGGCTGGTTCAAAGAACCTACGCCAAGTTCATACGGGTTTGGATTCTGTCGGTAGAACAGATCGCGCTGACCTTGGAATGTTTTGTTCCCAAACTCACTGGCTTTGATAGGCGCCATCTCGCGCATACCGTACAGAGGGTCGGGTCTACCTGTATCTGGATTGATATTAAAAGCCATTTGCCGAATGTTCCCAGTACTTCTGGGATCGGGCAGTTTTGTAGTCGTAGGCACCATCATGCCTGCTGCAATCGGTGCAGCGGCGTAAGCAAGATTGCCTAGGTTATTTTTGGCAAAAGCCATAGGGTCTGCCATCACAGCTTTAGCACCGGCGCCAAACACATTTGATTTACCCGCAACTGCGGGATTGGCATCGCTTTTTAGAAAATTATTAAACGCATCACCCGAAGTCATGCCTTCTGCATTACCAACAAACGAGTCCACGGAAGGAGCTTGTAGCGCAGCCTCTGCGCCAGCGCCGCCTAAAGCGCTTGTGCCTGCATTCATAAAGCTGTCAGCAAGACCCGCGCCACCATAAGCACCCAATCCGGCCATGAGTCCGCGAGACAAACTGCCGGTAGCTAAAGTAGTAATTCCGCCAACAGTAAGACCTGCCATACCTGCCGACATCAAACCGCCACCAAAAGCCGCACCCGCCGGGCCTAAGAACGCGCCAAGCGCAATCGGGGCAATAGACTTAAACAGATCAGACAAAAACCCAGCTTCGGGCAAACCAGTCTCAGGGTTGATGGTCAGCGTTGTACCGTTTGCTTCGGCAAACTGTTGAAGCTTACGGACTTCGTCCGGCGTCATATGTACTAGTAAAGAGTCGTCGCCGCGACCTTGTGCGGCTACCTGTTCGGCAAACTTATGCAGGCTCATTTTTGCCTCTCAAAATGGGGGTTGTTTGATAATATCATGTTGGTAGCGCAGAGACAAATGTTATTGACCCGATTGCTGATGGAACTGCGGGGTACGCCATAGGGCTTGTTTGGGCTGCACGGTAGTCAATGTATATCCCCGTTGCCCCGCCAGACGTAGCGGCCTGATCTGTGCCCCACCACAAACCTACAGTATTTCCTGCTTTCAAAGTAAACACGACTTCGGAATAGCCGCAAACAAAGTTTGGGAGCAACGCACTTTTGCGGGCCTGTAGGGTAAAAACAGTTGTTGAATTTGGCACGTCGGCAGCGGATGTGGAGCCATCTATACGCAACCAAACAATAGCATCATGAATGGCGTTGTCGTTGTTGGCAAACTGAAGGCTGTAAGTTATTTTGTAGATGCCCGGAACCTGCGCCGTGGCTGTGTTATCTGAATTTAACTTAAACCCAGTACCCGCATCTAACGAACTCCACTGAACTATGGTTGGCGTATTAGCCGCTGTCGCATACTGAACCGCGTTATCCGATGCAGCAATGTGAGGGAACGCAATGTATTTGCCACCATCTGGGCCAAACAATTCCCCAAACGCATTCTGGAGTTGGTTGAAATACAAACGCAAAACGTTAGTAAACTGATCCTGATACCGGCGCTCGTACGTATCCGTGCCCAATGGTAAGTTGGGTGGTGCAGGGGTAATAATCCTGTTCTTGGACATCAGCGCCTGCCGTCAGGACGAATATCAATACGTGGTGCGCCCAGTTGCCAAGCCGTATTTAGCTGGTTGGAGCCAATCTTAAAGATCATTTGGCGACCGCGCATGCGCGTGAAAATCATGCCAGTGAACTGCTCTGTAATCACGTACGTATTGCTCTTGGCCACGGGCTGGGCGGCTGAACTTGTCACACCGGAGCCTGAATTAGCCAAACCATACAACGTCATCGTCACCGTGGCAGGGTCGCCATTGGGCGCAGCCTCGGCATTTTCAAAGGTCAGATCAGGAAGGACACGCCACACAAAACCAAAATTGTGTCCGTCGCCAATGTCAAACTCTGAGGATGAAATGTAAGCGTCGATTGCCGCAGGTGTTCCAGTTGTATCATCGTTCAAGCCTGTCTCGTGGTTAAGTAGGTTGCCTGAAGTTGTAGCGCTGGTGTACTTAGCCGCAATAGGATATGACTGCAAACCAGAGTCAAGCCAAGCCGTGCGCTCCATAGTGCCGTAGTACCAGATTTTCTCGAGGTAGTTGTAGATGACGTACTTGTCAACCGTTGTGGAGTTGGCCGAGCAATAGAACCACCAGACTTCATTGAAGCCTTCGTTTGTGCCGCAGAACACTTGCAGGCTCTGTTCTTGATTTAAGTCACCAAACACATAGCGGCGCAGGTCACAGTTCAGCGTTTGCACACGGCCATCGTAGGAGTAGAACTTGTCCACGCCCATCCAGTACACGATACCGGAGGCAATAATTGCCGCGTTGGGGCTCATGATGGAGATGTTGTCACCAAGCAACTGCGGCACCCAAACGTAGGGTGGGCCAAGATATTGAAGCGAGTAAGCAGCCGAGTCGGTAAGAATCAAAACCTCTTGACGAGTCTGAACAGTAGCCACAATCTTTGAGCCGTGAGATATACGTATAAACCCCGCTTGGTTTGTAGGATCGGGTGTCCAGTTGTATGGGTCATCTTGCGCTGACCAGCGGATTAGCATTGGGTCAAGCACACTAGAGCCGTAGTCGTTACAGCCAAGCGTGATAATAAATCGTGAGGTGTCAGACACAACCAAGTTGTTCTGTACTGTGGGCACATCAACAATCAAAGACACCGAGCCGGAGCCAGAGGAAGATGTGTTGATCTCGTTGCCTGCTACATCAAGCAAATTAAACGTCAGACCGTTGACATTGAACACGTAGTACGTAGTTGCCGCAGACACGCCTGATGGGAGAGAACCACCAGAGAACTGAAGCGCTGCGCCTTCTGTGTACAGCACTGTAGAAGTAACCACTGTTGGTGATGCGTTTGTAAAAGTAACTGTGCCGCCCAAAGAGTTGAGCAAAACACCACGGGTATTGACACCGTTGTTTGCTTCCCAGTAGTACAGACCACCAGAGCGTGGGCCGTAGACCAAATCTTCGCCGTAGTTAATCTGGTTCCACAAGCGCAAAGCAGATGTAGAAGTTGTGCCGTAGCCCCATGTGCCAATAGTGCCGCCAGCGGGGGGAGGGCTACCCCAAGTACCAGCACCCCAACCCACAAGCGGAACAGGAATAGCTGGGCCAACGTTGATTTGGTAAACGCCTACAACAGAAGAACCGCCCGTAGCACCCACTGCAATTACGATGGGTGTTGTGATTGTGTATGTATTGGCAGTTAAGACTGTGACTTGATACTGTGCGTTTAGGGTCGTAGCGTATGTGCCCGTAGCCCCAGAGAAGGTGACAAAGTCGCCCGTTACGCAGCCGTGATTAGTGTCTGTAACCGTAACAGTAGTGGTGCCGTTGCCTACAAAAGTTACATCGCCCGCCGTAGTCGTTAAACGAAT